CCGCTTGACCAGATTGGCCAGAACGAGGTTCTTTTTAAAGGCGGCAACAATTTCATCACTCCAAATTTCGGGGATGAAATTCGCTGCAGAGGTGGTGGTTACTGAGTTATTAGGTGCAAATGCGGTATTAGGCATGTTAAATCTCCAAGAAACAAAGGTTGTTTACTTGACTCGCCCCTCGGAATAGGCTTGCATGATCTCGTCACTCAAAGCCTCATACCTGGCAGGGTCCGTCATTTTCAGCCGAATCAGGTCGGCGCGTCTATAAACCCTCTTAGAACTCTCTCCAGATCCACCCACATCAACTTGTGCGGCTTTCATTGATTTAGCCCTACTTGCATCGCTTGCTTGCTCTGCTTGCTTGGACTTCACCCCGCGCAGTTGCTTGAAGGTCGACAACAGTTCGTTGGCAGAGTCATAGTCAAACTCAGAATCGGCTTTTGCGTAAAGTGCCAAACGAACGGATGAACCTTTCACCCAGTTCTGGAACTCCGAGTCGCCAACCACTTGTGTGTAGTCGGGATGCTCTTGCGTCAGCTTCTGCTGAATCTGCAGCCTCTTGAACTCCATGCTGGCCTGACGGGCAGCAAGGACATCAGGATGCTTCTCTATGGTTGCCTGAACCGCCTTTTGAGGATTCTCAAAGAAGTCTACTTCAGGTTCTTCCTGTTTTGCTGGTTGCTTAGAACTGATATTCTGCTTTATAAGCTCATCTGCGAGTTTTCGGACTTCACCGACCTCTTGGGCCTGTTTACCAATCAGCTTTTCAGCCTCTTGGTGCATCCGAATGATGTCCTCCAAACTTTTATCCCTGTATTTCTCAGGGAGTCCGGACTTCGATTCCTCAATTTCCAGTTCGCCTAGCTCGTCAGGTTCTTTGTCAATCAGCATGTTTTTTCCTGCCAAAAATGGTTGTAGGAGATTCAACTCGGTCCAATGACTTATGAGTTGGCTTTGCGCTCCGCGTTCAACTTTTCGATGTGCTTGCGCTCAAACCGACCATGTTCGCTCGGGAAAGCACCAGACCATCCTTCAAGTTTGAATTTAGGAGCACTCATGATGCGATGGGCGATGCCACCACACCCACACTGAACAGTAGCTGTCTCATAACCAACTAGCTTCTCAGTGCGCTGTCCGCATTCGCAGACAAATTCATACATTCTTCGCATTCAAGTCCTCGTATGCGTCTTCGCTGACCTTTTTCAAGGTTTTTAGCCAAGTAAGAATGGAAATCTCACCTTTACGAAATTGTAAAGCTTTTTCGTCAGGGATACTACTTACATTGTTCATAGATGCCAACATATTGTCAACATCTTCCATCAAATCGGCCCATCCAGGCTGTGACAACAGGTCAAATCTGTCTTCGTAGTAGCGTTGTAGCTCTGGAGTCACTGGTTCATTCCTTCAAGAAGCGCCCAAATCACGGCTGCAATCGATCCCAAGGCGACTAACAAGCCGACAAGGATGATAAAAAGCTCGTCCATTTCCTCTTTTTTGCGTTTGTCAGCCTCTTTTTTGCGCCTAGCAGCATGTGCTGCGTCTGCTTCCATCCTCTGCGCTCTAGCTGCAATTCTGGCCCAGACGTCCATCTTGTTCGCCTGGAAAAACAGCATCTTGATCTGATTCTCGAACTCCTTGGCCTGCTCCACTGCAAGCTCCAGCTCAAGCGCCTTACCCAACGCAGACCCCTTGAACTCGCCCTGCTGAGACTTTTGGACAACCTCGATGGCGTCGGCCTTGGCGTCGAAGTACTTGCCCAGCACCGGGCCGAGCGACGTCACATCGTCGACCGTCGCCGCGACCTTTTTTACAAGCTCGACCGCTGAAGATATAGCAGCAAGTGCGGTTATGGGATCAAGCATTTCAGCCGCCTTTAAAGTGTCCGGCCACCCATGCTACAGCAGCACCGACTGAACTGGCAATAGTCATTCCAATCCAGAAACCTCCTTTGCCCTTGTTGGCCAGGGCTAGCAGTTCCTCGATCTGACCTTCCATCTTGTCGATCTTTTTGTCCATGTTCTGGACACGTTCCCAAAGTACACCGTACTTGATTGGGTCAATTTCAGTCGTTTCCATTTCGCAATCCTTAACTGAAGAAACTTAGAAAGTTGTCAACAGTCTTCTGCATCTGCAAATCCCACTTGCTGCTTGAGATCGGCGTACAGACCATCCATCAAGTTGCCTTGTGGAGTAGCGCAGTAGAAGGCGTGTTGCGCCACCTCCTGTGCGTTTGCGTGACGAGCATCAGCATTGGCGCTGACGCTGACTTGGTACTGCACCTGATCTTTGTTGCCAAAAATGTTGGTGATACGGGCGTAAGCCTCCGTAAACGGTACGCCTACGTTACTGTTTTGGATGGAGATTTTCAGAGCCATTAGAAGGTCACCTCAGTTGTTTCGATTTGTACTACCCAGCGGATTGTGGTCGCCGCTGCGCCGGTGACAGTCACAGCAATACCGCCGTTTGTTGTGTCAGCAGTAATTGCCAAAACCCAAGTAGCAGCGGCAACATCTTGGGCAATAACAGTTGGCGTAACTGCGGCCACAAGAGCAGTTGACGCAGCGTTAGCGCCGCGCTTAATTACGCCTTCAAACTTCCAGCCTGATGTAGTACCACCACCAGTTACGTTAGCAATGCAAGTGCCTTGGAATGTGTAGGCGCTGTTGTTAGGCAGAATTACTTGATTTGTTGTTCCTGCCGCAGAACTGTTACTTGTTAAAACTGTAGCGGTTGCGTTTGTGGTTTGACGGCCAAGTAACAATGTTGCAAGTTGCTGCCGCCCCGCTGATGAAGCAATGGGCCCGTCACTTGCAGGCGTGACAAAATTTCCATTTATTGATCTTGTCGTGCCGTAAGAACTACCAACTACAGTTGAATTAGAACTATTTGCTGTATTTGAATTTCCAGCATAGACAGCAGAGAAAGAGCCTGATGCAACATTAGATGCGCCACCAACAACTGCGCTGTAAGTTCCAGATGCTGTATTAGATTGACCACCAAAAACCGCGCTATAACTACCAGATGCTGAATTGGCGTCGCCAATAGCAATCGAGCCGTAGTTAGCGGCTGTTTGGCTGCTGTAATTTAACGAAGTCCAACCAGAAGCATTGCCTCCACTAGAAGTTCCAAAACTTATAAAATCTTTTGAATATGTAAGGACTAAATACCCGCCGGGGCTAAGGGTATATAAAGCGTTTTGCGTGCCACTACCGCTTACGTCTGATGATCTAATGGAAAGATTTTGAGAAGTACTGGCAAAACTTGCATTTACAATTGTGATCTGTTTTCCCTCTGGGGCGCTGGCAGGGAGATACACATTTATAGCCGTACTTGTTGCGCCGGTTTTAAATACTTGAATTGGGGAGCAGTCATCTGGCAGCGAAACTGATCTGGGCGCCGCTGTTGATTGAAAAGTGTTGAAAAAATTCCAAACCTTTATGGCTGGCGTATTTTCACTAGCAAACCCCGTAAACATCAGTAATCCCCAGCCACGGCGGTAAGGTGGTAGCCAGCCGCCACAGCGGTACCAAACGTGGCGTAAATTCTGTACCCTGCTGGAACACTCAAGTTAAGCGGTAAAGTAATGTCGGGCAGTTCTGCCGTTTCAGATACCGTTGTTGATGCCAATGTTCTTTCCAAAAACAGCGCGTTATTGGCTGCTGTACCTGTTGCAGAACCGTTGTTGATCCAGATACGAACAACCGTTGCTACGTTGGTGCCGAGCGCCCTGACCTTGATGTAATCCAGTCGTGAGCCGTCTACCGCCTTGCCAGTGAAAACTGGGCCGTAGATCGTGCCGCTGGTCAGGTCTTTGGTGGTGTTGGCTGTTACACCCGGAGTTGCAGCATTGGCTGCCGTGCCGCTAACCCAAGTATTGACAGGGACTAGCGGGAAAATAGGTGAAGTATTCTGTGCCATTTACATTGCTCCAATCATCCAAGTGTCAAGAAGTGCTTTGGGGCTTGTACTTCCACCGCCACCACCGCCAGTTGCAGCGATAGTTATTGAACCAGCACCGTTTGTAATTGTGATACCGCCACCAGCAGTCAGCGTTGCTTTGTCAAGTGTATTGCCCGTGGAATTACCAATCAGTAACTGCCCATTTGTATAGGACGTTTGCCCGGTGCCGCCATTGGCAACGGCAACTGTACCTGTCACATTTGATGCTGTGCCTGTTGTGTTTTGGTTGAGCGTCGGAATATCCGCAGCCACAATCGCACGAAAGGTCGGAGCGCCAGCAGATCCATTAGGAGCTGCTAGAACAAAGTTGGCTGTTTTGCTGGCATAAGGGTTCTGTGTGTCGCCATATCCACTAGCGAGACTAATCGCTGGTGTAGCGCCACCAGAAGATACAACTGGAGATATTCCAGTAACACTTGTAACACCACCAGCAGTTACATCAACTGTTACGCTATCACCAGAAGATGATGCTGTAACTGTTGCGCCAGTAAAGTTTATATTACGAACACCACTAGTAATGGTGTTCCCTTCGTCTTGAATGCTGATAGACGCATTCGTAGACATCGTGACTTTGATCTTTTCAGCAAGCTCTGAGCTAACAACCTCACCAACATTGATCTCTCGACCAGTTGACAAGGTAATCACTAGACTGCCATCAAAGTCAATCTTGGCATCTGTTACAGATACGCCATCCTGACCGTCTTTGCCATCTTTCCCATCTTTGCCATCTCGGCCATTCTGACCATCTCGTCCAGGAAGCCCATCTTTCCCTCGCTCACCAGCATCGCCTTTAGGACCGCGTTCAGGAACGATAGATTTAGCGTAATCAAGCTGTCGCAGGACTTCGCTCTTTATGTTTTTGATCTCATCAATGATTAGTTGAACATTGAAACGTACCTTCTCATCTTTTTTCTCTTTCAGATCTTTGAGGGTCGTTTCAACTTGAGACAAAGCAGCCAACTTCTCCTCATAGGAGATGTCACCAGACTCTATCTTTTTGATTAGATCTTTGACATTAGGCATTTCGCAGACCTTCGGTCAGACGATCAAGGAAATCATCTTCTGTTTTTGCGGCTGCTGATAACTTATCAGACATCTGTAGCTCAACAATCTTGGTCTTATTCTTGATGTCTGCCTCTTTGAGCATCAACTCGGCAATCTTAACCCGCTTGTCAAACTCGCTAGCCTCTTGACCTTGCGGCAGGTTCGTAGTAGTCGAAGCGATGACTTTGGCCTGTACCTCTTGCGGCATAAGTTGCGCTTCAGTGAGCAGCTTCTGCGCTTCAGCACGATTCTTCTCGGCCTGGGTCGTTTTGTCAGCGATCTGAGCCTGAGCAGCCTGCAACTCCAACTGCCGTGCCGCCATAGCCATTTCTTGCGCCTGTGGATCAGGTTGCGACATCTGATCAAGAGCAGCAATCAACTCATACCTATTGGACAAGCTGGAGTTGTTCAGGATGCCCTTCAAAATCAGCGGCAGAACCGGCGTATTCGGCCCCAGAGTCTGCAGCAGACCGATGAATTGTTGCTGCTCGTACTCCCGAGCAATGATGCCCAAGGTAGCAGTCGGGATGAACTTCATATCCACGCTAGGATACCGCTCAGAATCGAACTGCATGTACCTGAACGCTGCCTTCTGGATAAACGGGATCAAGAAATCCTCTTGGAAGTTCACCAGAGTGCGCTTGTACTTCTTGATGATCGTCGCAACGGCGGTGGACATTGCCTGCCCATCACGCGCACCGTTCGTGACCATGCCCTGGCTGTCCAGAGTACCCGTTGCTTGCAGCAACATACGTTCAAATTCTTGGGCGGTACGAAGGTTATCAGGGCTGGTCTGGCCAAACTTGAAGGGATACAGGATCTCAGCAGGGTTCCCGTTGACCATGAACGCCTTACCGGGTTTTACTTCAAACCTAGCACCCCTCGGCAGGCGCGTAGCGTCCATGCCCATCATCGGGGCAGTTGTCAGAGCCAGCGAATCCAGGTGCGAACGGATCTGGGCATCGATAGCCTTCTGCATGTTGTAGGACTTCTCAACAGTCCCACGGCCCAGCAAGCGGTTCGGCACGGTGTCGTCTTGGTACGAGATGACCGGACGATCCTTCATCATGTACGGGTTCTCTTCTGCCTTCAGAAGCATCGAGCCGTTAGCGATAACCACGATGGCTTCGACCATATCCGTGTAGTCTTCAGCCACAGAGTCGTCAGGAAACAGCACAACCGTCTCGGTGTCCTTCTCCTGAAGGTATTCACGCGGCACAAGACCATAGTAGGTCAGCAGTAGAACCTTCTCGTCTTGGTACTGGCTAGGCTCTTGAGTCGGCTCAAGGTCGGAATCCTCGTAGGTAGTCCCGATGTTGACCTTCTTGTAGATGCCTTTTTCGATGCCTTCGACGACTTTGTGGATCGAGACGTACTTTTCGATGGCCACGCCCATGCAGTCGTCAATAGAGGTGCCGTTGGGGTCAAACAGGAAGTTTTTCGGGTTGACCGGATTGAGCTTAACAGCCATCCGGTTCTTTTCAATCACACCGATGGCTGCTTGTCCAGGCTGACCAGGGATTGGCTGCGTTGCTGGCTCAAAGATTTTCTCTGTCTTGACGATGATCTCGCCAATGCCAGTGCCGTAGATCTCGGCCATCAACTCAATCTGGTCGATAGACTTGCGGATCTTGTCCTGCTTGAAGTCCTCCATGAGCTGTGCCTTGAGGATAGACACATCGAGAGGATTGCCGTTCACATCCCTGAGATCATCTTGGATGTCAAAGAACTCGCCCTGGCCAAAAATCGCCTCCATGATCTCGGCATGGCGGGTTTCGACGGCTTGTTGGGTAGCGGGAGTGACGATTCGGGAACGCTCGGAGTCACGAACCTTGTCTTCAGCGGCCCACTCGCCACGGAAGATGCGCTCGTATTCCAGCCAAGAATCTAGAAAGTTGGTGTTTCGGTAGTCGCGCCACCGATCACAGTGATCTACGACGAACGCCGTCAGTTCTTTGTCGTTCTCTGTCGGCTCGTAGAACTCATTTTGATCCATACTAGACTCCTGATATTACGTCGATAGGCTCCCAGCCATCATCAGCCTCTTCAAAGTAGCTTGTCACAGCCAACTGGTCGATATAGCTGAGTGCATCTGGCAGATCATCGTGTACCCCTTGCGCGGGAAACATCAGAAGTTGGTCAACAAAGTCGTCCCAATTCTCTTCGCTGTTTAGCACTATTCTGCCGTGTTCAAACCGGCCTTGCAATGCCCACACGATTCTATCCGTTTTCTTGCGATTCCCGTGAGTTAAATCAACGATGTGCGAAAACACGTTGTTTTTCCTCATGAGATCGCTCAAATACGGCAAAACCGCGTTCTTTAGCGCCCCCCGCTCGATTCCGACACTCAATGGCCGGTAATCCCGCATCTTGGTCAGAATCTTAGTGGCCGTTTCCCGGATATCCCACCTGCCGTGGTCGATCTCCTGGACGAACCATTTGCCCTCATCCGTGACCTTGACCACAGCAATGGCTGACTCATCTAGCCGTTTTTTGGAGTTTGCAGCCTGTTTAGCCACTTCCTCAAAGCCAGCCAAATCCACAGCCACAAAATAAGAGCCATAAGGCGGTTCTTCGCCATATTTGATCCACTCTTCCTTGAAGACATCAGAACCAGCATTGGAGAAGCTGGCCATGTATTCCTGCTTGAAAGCGAAGCTGGACAGCGTTTTCTTGGCAGACTCGATCTCGTCTGGATCTATCAGCGGGTTATCTTTGGTCGTAAAGTGCCAGGACTTCCAATCCTTGTCATCTCCATCCTGGCCCAGCTTCCACAGGTCGTGAAACCAGTTCCTGCCCTTTGGCGTGCCGATGAAGATAGCCTTGCCCTTCTTGTCGGACAGAGAGGCGCGGATAACCTGTTCCCAGGCTTGTGGCTTGATGTCGGCAACCTCGTCCAGCACCGCGAACGTCAGAGACACGCCGCGCAGTGTGTCAGGACGGTCAGAGCCACGGACGTAGATCCTGGCCCCGTTTATCAGGGTAATGT